CCGCCGTGCTTGAACATGGTGGGTTGGCTCACGACGGTGTTGGTAAACGTGCCACCGCGTGCATACGCCTGCACACCGCCTGCGCCAAAGGCTGCGCCTTGGGCGGCAAACAGGGTGGCCACTTCGGCCACGGTGCCCGCATCCACACCACCACCGCCACCACCGCCACCCGTGAAAAATGAGCCCAGCATGCCAAACAAACCGCCGCTACCACCACCGCCACCACCGAACAAAGGGGCCATGAGGTTTTGTTGCACGCTGATGCGGATGAGGTCGGCAATGATGCTGTCGGCGAGTTTGGAAAAGTCTAGCGTGCCGGTGCGCACAAAATCGACGATCCCATCTTCCATGCCCTTGAACGCTTTGGTGAACATCTGCTCGGTACTGGCGGCTACGTTGGCGCTGGTGCCCAGGTAGTTTTCGAGCGCACGGTTTGCGCCGTTGCTCCAGTCGCCTTGGGCTTGCTGCAGGCGGGCGTAGTAGCTCTCCCACGAGGCCAAGGCTTTTTGACGGTACTCCTCGTTAAGCTCCAGCTCGGCATCGTACATAGCACGGGCTTCGGGGGACTGGTCTTTGGCGAGCGTGAATTTGTCTTCAATGCGCTGGCGCTGGCCTGCGTATTTGTCGTTGATTTGGTTTTGCGCAGTGACGCGGCTGCGCTGGGCGTCGCCCATGGCCACTGCGGCGAGTTCGCGCTCGTAGCCTTGGGCGGTGGTGTCAAAGTAGTCTTGCGCGGCTTTGCGAGCCTCTAAGTAGGCCCGCGCTTTGGTCTGTAGCGCGGCATTTTCTTGGATGGCGGACACTTCGGCAGCGGTGGCGGTGGCGGCCAGGGCGCGGGTTTTTTCGGCCTCCAGGTCGATCACTTGTTTGTCTACGCGCAGCTTTTCTGCGCCGCTCAAATTTTGCTTTTTCAGGTAGGCAATTTGGCGCTCGATGGCTGTGACTTGCGCCTGTGCGCCCAGCTCTGCGAGGGTGGTTTTGTCGCTGTAGTAGTCGGCATCGTTTTGCAGGCCCGCAGCGTACAGTGCTTCGAGCACTTTGAGCTGGTTGGCGTAAACATCAGTCTCGGCCTGGGCCGCTTTTTTGATGGCCTCGATGTCGTAGCTGCGCTGGGCTGAGTCGATGCTGCTTGCACCGCTTTTTTTGGGGTCTTTGTATTTGTCCCGGATGTCGGCCACGCGCTTGTCGGCTTGGGCTTGGGTGATGACGCCTTGGGCTACTAAGCGGTTGTTGCGCTCGGTTTCGTCAGCGATGGCGCGGGTAGCTTTTTGTTTGTTGGTCGCGTACAAAAGCTCTTCTTTGTCGAAGGAAATTTTATCTTTGACAAGCTGGGTTTCACGGGCTTTGGAGTCGGCTACGCGAGCGTTCATTTTGACTTGCTCACGCAAGTTTTCGACAATTTGTTGTTGCGCTGCGATCTCTCTGTCTATGCTGCCCGTTTGCAATTTTGCAGCAGCCGCATTGGGTGCGGCTACTGCAGCTAAATCGCGGCGCGACTCTAAGCTTTTTAACGCTGCACCGGCTTTTGCAAATTGCATTTCGAGTGAGTCGTCTCGGCCGAAGGATTTCATAAAGTCCCAACTGCCCGTCGCCGCGCTTTTAACACCTAGCCAAGCGCGCTCTAAATAGCCCAACTGCTCCAGCATAGCGGGGGTGCGCTGGTCCATGGAGTCGGCCAACGCTTTTTGTGCAGCGGCCACGGCTGCGGTGTGGTGGCCTTGTTCGTCTAGCGCTTTGATTTGCGCGTAGGTCGACAGCGTGAGGTAGCCCATGCTCTCGTTGAGCTTGCCCGAGGCTGCGAGCGGCTCGTTTTGCAAGTTGACGAACATCTTGGCCACGTCTTCGAGCGCTTGGCCGGTGACGCGGCTGTATTGCAGCGCGCTGGTGCTCACGCGCTCTAGCTCTGTGCTGGAGTTTGCGCCCGCTTTAACGAAGCTCACCAGGGCATCCGCAGCGGCCCCTTGGGTGATGTCGCTGAGCTGGCCCATGTTGGCCGCCATGACCTGCAGCTGCCCGGCGGTGGTGCCTGCGGCGTTGCCGGTGGTGATGAGGGCGCGGTTGTAGGCGCTGGTCTCCTCAGCGCCCTTGTACGCTGCAATGCCGAAGGCCACAAGGACTGCGGCAGCGACGGTGATAGGGTTGGCCAAACCCGCCACGTAGCCTCCCATGGCACGTGCTGCAGGGCCTATGCCGCCGAACATGTCTTTGAGCTGGCCGCCTTGTTGGAGCAGCACGGTAAGCGGGTTTTGCCCACCCTGCAAGCTCACCGCGATGTCGGTAAATTGGGCGGGCACTTGCCGCAGTGCAAACGCGGTTTGCGCGGCGCTCACGCCCATGGTGTTTTGGCCTTTGTTAAGCAGGTTTTGGGCCTGCTCGGCTAGGCGCAGTTGCTCGATGTAGGGTTTTAAAACATCGGGGTTGATGCCGCGTGCGGCAGCGATGGAGTCAAAGTAGGCCGCCGTGTTGCTGCCCCCGGCTTTGAGGGCTGCGGTGGAGCGCTGGATGCTGGCCACCATGCTGGTGGTTGCGCGGTCCAGTTTTTGGGCCGCAGGGGGTGCGGCATTGCCTATGTCGTCCACGGCTTGGCCAGCTTGTTTGGCGCTGCCAGAGACGGTGTTGGCCATGTCTTTGCCAGCGTTGCCAACGCGCTTAAAAGCGGCTTCAGCTTCAGTGCTGTTGGCGCTGATTTCGAGCTGCGCTTTGCGGGTGTCGGTACCAGACATAGGGGGTTACTCTTTGCGAAAAAATTGCAGGGCCGCGCACTCGATTACGCGGATATCGTCAAACGTTTGCTGCCACTCTTCACCTTGCAAACCCATGACTTGCATGATGGCAAAAAGGGGGGTGTAGTCGAGGCCAATATAGGTGCCCATGCCGCCTATGCGCCACTGCGTGCTCACGCGGGCATAGAGGCACCAAGCGGGCCAGTTTTCAGGCCAAACCTCAAAGACTTCGTGCGCGAAGTCTTCGGGGGCGAAGCCGCTGGCCTGCATTTCGGCAAGCGTGGGTTCGTCGAGCGCGGCCTTTATGGCCGCGCTGAGTTTCCCACTCGGCCGGTGTGGATGGCGTCGCTGTAGGCGGCGACGATGGCTTTGGCTGCGGCGGGGATTTCGTCGGACAAAACTTTCAAATTTTGCAAATTGAAGTCTTGGTCGAGTGACCAGCCCTGCATGATTTCCAGCAGGTTTTCAGCATCGTTTTGAACCCCATCTTGCATGATTTTTTCAATAGTCTGGGCGGCGGGCACGGGCTCTTGTGAAGCTGTGGAGGTGGTGGCGCGCAGGTTGTCGATGTATTTGCCAAACTCGGTGCGGGTGCGGTATTTAAAAGTTACTTGCATGGTGCCCTCACCCCCCTCCAGCAGGGGAAATGAGACAAGTCCGACGAAAGTTTCAGGGCGTTTGCCCAATACGATTTTTGCCATTTTTTTAGCCTTTTTTAAATGCTTGTTTTAAGTGGGCGCGGGGTACCGCACGGTACGGCCACGGCCATAGAGCGTGACCTTGTTCATCATCACCGCGTTAGGGGCCATGGTGGGGTTTTCGTTTAGAGAAACCGTGCAGGACAGCAGCACGCGAGCGCCGCCGGGGATGTTCATCTTCAGGGCGCTGACTGTCTGCGCGTTTGAAATGCTTTTGATGGTTTCGTAGTAGGGCTTGTTCACGCTTTCTGCATCCAAATCTATGCTGTAAGTTGTAGCGCTATGGCCATCAAAGATATTTTGTTCCTCGCCAGTTTCGACGTAAGCAAAAGTAACAACTTTAGGATCACCTCCAGTGGATTGGATGGCAAGCTTTTGACTAATGGCTTCCCACTTTGTGATTTTTCGGATTGACCCTTTACCTTGGCCTTGGGGGAATAATTCGGTGTTGGTTGTGTCGCACCCAACCAAAATAATTCCCACGCCATCTGTTAAATCTTGAGTTAAGATTTTATAAATTCTATTGCTGATTTTTGCCCATCCGCTTGTTATTTCAACAAAATCACCGCTTTGATAAGCGGATAAGTCAGGAGCAGGCGTTGCGAAAGTTAGGGCGGCTTCTGTAGTGTTTGTAGCGCCCGAAAAAGCGACCGAAGGAGAAAATTCTTTCGCGATTTCGGCGGTGGTGCCGGTGGGGGTGCGTGCCATGGTTGATGACCTTTCAAAAAGAGTGGTTGCGGGTTAAAAAAAGGGTTGAATTTATGTGGGGATTTGCCGTTATTGGCGCTTTTCCCAAAGCGAAAAATCTTGCATCGCGCCAAACGTGGCGGTGTCCTCGTCGTACATCGCGCTTAACGCGTTGAGCGGCTGGGCTTGCAGTGTGGGGTGCGCTACAAGGGCAGACTCAATTTGCAGCGAGAGGGTGTTGCACACCACGCGGCCACCGCCCCAAACGTTGATTTGCACCACGCTGTTACGGCGATCGGGCAACGCGCCCTCGACGTACATAGGGGCTTTGCCACCGATTTGGTGGGCGACTATGTAAGGCTGCTCAGTGTC